TCCTTCATTCATCATTCGATGTTCGTTGTTCGATGTTCGATGTTCATCTTTTAAATTTAGGCACTTTAGGCAGTTTCTTATTGCCCCATAAACGGGCATCCCATATCCAAGGCCGAGCAGACCCTGCCCAGGTCCAGCCATTCTTCATATGTAAGATCGTTTGCCTTCATAGGATAGCCCGCTGTTTTCAATGCCCTGAGATTGAGCAATTTGAATGTGTATGGATGAAGATCTTCCGACCGCTTCTTGGGGCAGTTCTCACAGGCCCATTCCAGCTCCGGGCCTGTGCCGAACTCTTCTTCGCATTTTGCCCGGTCTTTATCATCGCAAAGTCCCTCTTTCAGCGCCGAAAGATCGTCGGTCAGTTTTTTGTGACGTCCTCGCCCTTGTCGTCGTCGAGATCCTCGGCCTCATCAATAGCCTCAGTCCCGCCGAAGATCGCAGCCCCAAGAGTGATAACCACGGCAGGAGCCCTTTTAAGCAGCAACGCTTTCCAGTCCTGCCTGAAATCAAGAGACTCCGGGTCAGACGAAACAGGCACGAGCTTTCCGTCCGGACCGGGAACACCAAAGTCCCCCTCCACAATCCCTTCGAGGATCTTGGCGCCAAACTTAAACTGGGCCTTGGAGTACCGCAGCTTGACGTTTGTCCCCTTACGTCTGACGGCCTCGTTGTTATACTGGTGGATCTCCTCCGTGGTGGGCTCGCGGTGATAAACACCCACCTCAACGCCACGGGTTGTCGAAATGATCTTCTTATGCAGGGTCTCACCTTCTGTCAGTGCATACATATGTCTCCTCCTTTTCAAGTTTAAAGTGCCTAAAGTGTGGAGTGCCTAAAGTTAAAAAGGGGATCTTCCGATCAAAACTCCGAACTCCAAACTCGTAACTCGTAACTTTCTTCTATGCCGCATAAGTAGCCACCACGTTTTTCACGATCGCCTCGACACTCCCCTCGGCGCTGTCTTCGAGGACTATCAGGTCCCCGGCCTCAGCTAATCTCTTTCCGTTCACCGACAGCGGCGCCGAAATAACGGCCACTTTCGGAAAATACAGGGCCACGGTGTACATATGCGGGGAATCAAAAACCGCGCCTTCCGCCAATATCTGCACGCCGAAGGTATCGTTGCTGTCGATGTGCTGCTGCAGGATGTAATCCCGGAACTCTCTGTTAAACTTCAGCGTCTGGACCCGGCCATCCCGGAAGCATCTGTCCGCGTAGGTGCCCGATCCGCCCAGGCACATCTCGATCTGGAGATTGTTCTGTAGGCTGTACTCGATGGATTCGATCTCGCACGCTAACTCCTTGCCGCCCACGAAGCCACCTGCCGCAGTGTACGCTCCGCCAAGTTTTACGGTCAGATCCGTGACACGCAGAGGCGTTTCCGTTACCCTCGCAGGGAATGTACACCACGCGGCCTCTGTCGGAATATAAAGGACCTTGTAGGTGGCGTCGGTAGAGTTGACAATGGTTCCAGGATCGGTCACCGGATCGTATACCAGAACGTATGCCGACGTATCAACGGGGATGGAAAATGAATTTGCGTCAATATAGGTAATGATATGCGTGGCATTCAGGGCCGACCATTCGGCTTGTGTAATGCCGGCGATGTCCACCTCGTCCAGCGATGCCATGCCGTGCGCCGTCCACGTCACTACGCAGGCCGCAGCCTTCGAGAGCCCTTCGATCTGCGCGGGCACGCACGGCGCGGTCTGGGTTATCACGGCGGGCGTGGCGTCGGAGACGGCGGAATACACAACTTCCGTCCAGACTCCTGTTGCGAGTTCTACGCGAATCCTCTGGACATTGTCTAACCTTGTGCCTGCGGCGGCCCCCTCTACGGCGTTTGCAGCCAGGGTCAGGGCCGTCAGGTTCCTCGCGGCGGTAATCGACTCCTCGGTTATATTGTCAGTGACCTTGCCGGTAGCCTTAATCGTCCCGTTGATCTTGCACCAGGCATCCCGTGCAAACGTCGCCTGCAGGGAATCCACGAACATGGATGCAAAACGCCTTTTCAAGACAGTGTCGCCTAATCGCATGGCCGCGGTAAAGGACGGGTTGGATCGCGCCACATCCTCATCGTTTGGAATCGGCGTGATGGTGTGCTGGTACCCGGTCCCTGCCGCTCCCGTGGAGATCGCGCCGAGGGCGTATGCCAGCAAAAACGCGAAATGCTGCGGCTGGGCCTTTTCAAAGTTAAAGTTTGCGCTGGCTAATGCGCCCAGGTCATACACCGAATCAGGCTCTTCATAGCCCGTCATTTCATCGGCATTGGTCTCGCGTTTGGGTTCAAGGTTAATGACATCGCTCTGACTGACCAGCATGGTAGTGTCAATCGTCTGCTCCGTGTTGATGGCCGCCTCCTTAGTGTTGGCCGATACGGCCAACAGGTTGTGCATTCCTCTCCATGATCTCATTTGTCAGTACCTCCTCTCCCTCTTTTTTTATTCAAAATTCGATGTCGAAGTCTTCGCTTATCTGGACGTTCGATGTTCGTCTTTTCGCCGTTCGATGTTTATCCCTTCCTGTTTTTTGTTTCCCGTCCAGTTAGCGGATACTTCGTGCCCGCCACCCCGGCGGACTTACCCGCCGTTTGCGTGGCGGATTTACCCGCCGGCAGTGTGGCGGGCTTGTCACCCTCAAAGACGTCTTTTTTTTTGACGACCACCGCCTTCTCCTTCCAGCTTTGAGCTTTCAGCTTTGAGCTTTCACCTTTCAGCTTTGAGCTGCCCTCGAACCTATGTTTCTCCCCCGGCGGCACCTCCTCATAACTAACCCCGTGGACATACTCCTTGCCCTTAAAAGGGCCATCCACCATGATGAATCGTTCATGGTTCTTTTTGAGTTTATAAGCCATCCTATTCCTCCTTTCTTAAATCGTTTAACTTTAGGCACTTTAGGCACTTCAAACTTTAGGCACTTTTGTTAACACGCTACCGTTTCAAGTGCGCACAGCCTGCCTTCCGCGTAATGACAGAGCACGGCCCCAAACTTTCGCGGTTCCACCCTGTCTATCTGGAGGCCGACGGCACCCGCCATCGGCCCCCAGTCCGGATGTGTCGTCAGGCACGCGCCCCCTAAATTTTCAGCCTCCGCCTCGTTAAATTTATCAATGAGCCGGTCAATGACGCCCTGGAATACAATCTCCGAGGCCTCCGCGTCTCTCAGGTGGGCATAGCCCCGAAACCGGATAACATGTGCCCGATCGATTTCTCCCAATGTCGCTTGCCGCTGAGCGGTCTGCGCCCGAACAAACGTCCACCCGTTAATCTTCCCCTCGGCGTCCTTGAACAGACGCAGAAACTTGTTCCATTCGGTGGCCCATCGCTCATAGTCGTGCACGACACCCACGCCCTCCACCGCCGACAGCATTGCCTTGATCTGCTCTCTGATATCAGTTAGGCCCACTTTCAAGCCTCCGGATCACGCGCTTCGGTATAGTCCTGAGCTGATCCTGTGCCCACTTTTCGTTCTCTTTCCAGGCCTCCTCAAACATATGAGCCCCCTCAAAACCCTTAACGGCAATCTTCCGGGCAATGGCAAACCCAACCGACCGGGCCTCTTTCGCATCCGTGATCCCCAAAATACTCCGTGCCCACTTGGCGATCGGTTCCACCGGAGGCATGGCCTTCCCCGGTCTCCGGCCATGTTCAATCACCTCACCGTATTTCAAGGGTGTACCGACCACCGCCTTCACCGGCATCCCGAAAGAAACCACCTCGCCATGAATGCTGCCGCTCAGACCTCCCTGTGCCGAAACACCCTTTGGCGTTTTCTCTACAACCTTTCCCTCCAGACGCCGGACCACCTTATCGAGCACCTTCTCGGTCTCATCCAAAGTGATCTCCGGATACCTCTTCGCCAACCTCCGGATCTCCGTCAAGTTATATTCAATATCAACCTTCATGTGTCCGTTATCCGTTATTCGTTATCTGTTATTTGTCCTTCATTCAAAATTCGATGTTCGACGTTCGATGTTCAACGTTCATCTTTTCTCTACCCTCTGCACTTATCTGTATCTATTCTTATGAGTCACCCCATCACCGGCCCAGCTCGCATTCTTATCCTGATCACGGATCAAACTCGCTGCCGGCGTTTTCCCCTCGGCAATCCCCAAATGATCAAAATAGATCTTCCGGTATGCCGTGGCCCGGGCCGCGTATTCCTTGGCCTTGCTCTTATGATCCACACTGTCCGCGCCGATCGTGCTGTCGCCGGACTGTGCATAATAGGTCGCCAACATATCGCAGAAATAGGCCGCCGCCAATGCCTGGACCGGCTCTTCATCATAGGCCTTGACCGTGCAGGCCGAGGTTGTGCAGGTGTGGAGCGCGGTATAGATCACCCTAAAATCCTCGTCCGCCGTAGGCGTATCCTCTTTAAACCTCAGCACCTGGCCCGAGGGCTTCTCATAGATCATCCACTCGTCATCCTGGAGCACCTCGGGCGTCTCGTCGTCATCGTCCACCGGGTATTCGACCGTCTTGATGACGCTGAACCCGTCCGACCAGTGCTCCAGACCGGTGATGGCATAATCAAACCCGCCGTCCCCATCCTCATCCTCAACGATAACCCTCGGCCGCCGTTTCGAGTGGGCCTTCATGGCGATGTTGATGCTCAGAATCTTGTCCGCTTCCTCTAATGGGATCTCGCCCTGAACCAACTGTCCGATCGCTGCTATATAATCCTCACGAGTGCTCATTTTTTCTCAAACCATCTGCAAGAAAAAGTTTAAAGTGCCTAAAGTGTGGAGTGCCTAAAGTTGTCCTTCATTCAAAATCGAAGTCTTCGCTTATCTGGAT